GCTGGCATTCGCCGAAGAAGAATGCTTGAAGCAACTTCCCGACGGCGGCGGCGCGCCCGGCAGCGGCGACGGGGCCGTTTGGTACGGTCTGGAACCCAACAGCTATTCGGACTTCGGCGGCGACCTTTCGACCGTAGCCCGCGCACCTATCGACCCGTCGCGCCAGAACAAGAAAGGCGCAATTACCGACCTTGACGCAAGCGGCGGCTTTAACACGGACTTTACGAAGTCGAACCTTGTTCGTATTCTGCAAGGTTTCTTTTTCGCAGACGCCCGCGAACTGCCGTCAACTGCCGGACTTAACGCGGCGCAAGTCGCGATTTCGTCCGTCGATTCGGCGACCAAGACTTACGCAGTCGCCAGCGGCGGCGCGTCGTTCGCAGCCGGTCAACTTATCTTCGCGTCGGGCTTTACCAATGCGTCGAACAACGGCCTTAAAACTGTTGCGTCTTCGACCGCTGGAACCGTCGTAGTCGTGGAAGCTTTGACCGACGAAGCTTCGCCGCCAGCCGGTGCCAAGTTCCAGACTGTCGGGTTCGAACTGGCCGCCGATGATATTAACTACGCCGTCGTAGACGGTATTGGTTCTATCGTTTCGACCGTAACCGACTTTACGACCCTTCCCGGTCTGTTCGCCGGTCAATGGCTGTTCTTGGGCGGCGACCTTGCCGCAAATCGCTTCGCTAATAATGTGGGCTATGCGCGCATTAAGTCGGTTTCGGCAAACGCAATCGTATTCGACGATACGACCTACGCCGGGGCGAACGAAAGCGGGGCCGGTAAGACGATTCGAATTTTCGTCGGAACCGTTATCAAGAACGAAAAGACCCCGGCGCTTATCAAACGTCGTTCGTACAATATCGAACGGCAGTTGGGCGAAGGCGATACTTCGACGCAAGCGGAATATTTGGAAGGTGCGGTAGCGAACGAATTTACGTTGAACGTTCCGCAGGCCGACAAGCTTAACGCCGACCTTGCGTTTATCGCTTGCGATAACACTTATCGCAGCGGCGAAGTTGACGACGAAATTAAGACGGGAACCCGCGTAAGTGCGCCGGGCGAAGATGCCTACAATACTTCGTCGGACATTTACCGAATCAAGATGGCGGTTCACGACCCGGCAGCTTCGAACCCTGCGGCCCTGTTCGGCTACGTGTCCGAAGCGAATATTTCGATTAACAACAACGTTTCGCCAAATAAAGCCGTCGGCATTCTTGGCGCATTCGACACAACGGCGGGTAACTTCGAAGTCGGCGGTTCGATTACCGCTTACTTTACGACTGTTGCAGCCGTTAAGGCTGTTCGCGCGAATGCCGACGTTGGTATGTCAATTATCGGCGCTTCGAAAAACGCCGGTTTTATCTTCGATATTCCGTTGCTTGGCTTGGGCGGCGGTCGTCTTAACGTCGAAAAAGACGCGCCAATTACTGTTCCGCTTGAACCGGCGGGCGCGGAAAACGAAAACGGCTATACGATGCTTTACGAAGTGTTCGCATATCTTCCAACTGTAGCAATGCCCGACTAATTGGGCTATGATTGAAGGGCCGGAACTTCCCGGCCCTTTCTTCATTTAATCGGAGTTAAAACAATGGGACTGCATAAGCAATTCAAAACGAATTCGACCAAAGAAAACGAAGGCGTCGAAATCGAATTCCCCGAAGCGCAGAACGAAGACGGTTCGATTCCTGTTTTCATCGTTTCCCGTATGGGTAAGTCGAACAAGGCTTATTCCAAGGCGCTGGAAGCTGCGACCCGTCCTTACCGTCGCCAAGTCGAACTTGGTACGATGAAAAACGACGTTGCCGAAGGTCTTTTTATGGGCGTGTTCGTAGATACCGTCCTTAAAGGCTGGCGCAACGTACAGGACGAAGAAGGCAACGAAATTCCGTTTAGTCGGGATTCTGCAAAGGCGCTTCTTGAAGAACTGCCGGACGTTTACGACCGTCTGCAAGAAGAAGCCAAGATTTCTTCGAACTTCCGCGATACTTCGTTGGAAGCCGAAGCAAAAAACTAACCGAAGTTCTGGTTTACCTGTTCGAATTAGGCCCGCACGAACAGGCGATAGCAAAACAGGCTATGCGGGCCGGGCAACCATTGCCCGACCGCATAGCCAACGCGCCAGAACTTGAACCGGGCTTACAACTGTTTTTGCAAGCGTTCTTCGATTTGGATTCCGAACGTTCGCACGGCAACGGATTAACCGCGATACCTTGGACAAGTATTGCAACATACGCAAGAGCTTTCGAATTTGACGAAGAACAAACCGAAGATTTGTATTTTTTCGTTCGTCGTTTAGATTCGGAACATTTAAAACGACTGGAAGCGAAGCGAAAGGCGGCGGCGAAATAATGGCGAAAGACCTTCTAGCTTTGGCGGAAACGCTGGAAGCGAAAGCAAAAGCAATCGACGAAGCGGCTTCCCAAACTGCCGTCGATACCGCCTTGGCTATTGTGGGCGACCTTGCTTACAAAACGCCCGTAGACACGTCGCAAGCCTTGTCGAACTGGCAAGTTACACTAGACGGCCCCGCCGCGTCAACCATTGCGCCGCACTTTCCCGGTTCCCAAGGTTCAACGTATCGCGCAAGTGCCGCCGAAACTATAGCGAACGCCAAAACCGTTTTAAAGAACAAGAAACCGGGGCAGGCGATTTATATTACGAACAACCTTCCGTATATAAAGCGGCTTAACGACGGATATTCGGCACAAGCCCCGGCGGGCTTCGTTGAACGTGCCGTATTAATTGGCCGCAAAATGCTGTCGAAGTTTAAGATTAAGGAATAAAAAGCAATGGCCGAAAATATCGAAATTAAGGTAGAAGACAAGGTTTCGCCGTCTATTTCGACCAAGCTTCGAACCATTGCGACCGAAGCGCGAACAGCCGACGGCGCAGTCAAGAACCTGCAAAATCAATTAGCGCAACTTAACGCCGGTAATCTTAACGTAATTCTTCAAAATGCAACCGCAGCGACTCGCGCTATCAACAACACGGCGCTTGCTTCGCAACGTCTGGCAACCGAACAGCAACGCACCGCGACAGCCGCAGCGCAAGCCGCCGCAGCGCAGACCCGCGCGACTACCGCCCAAGAAGCCCTAGCCACGGCCACGGCGCGCACCGCCACGGCCCAACAGCAAACGGCCACGGCTGCGCAGCGCCTAGCGACAGAACAGGCCCGTACGGCCACGGCAACGGCCCAAGCGGCGGCAGCGGAAGACCGGGCAGCCATTGCGGCCCTACGGCTGCAACAGGCGCAGGAAAAGGCCGCGCAGGCTGGCGACAAGATGGCCCGCGAAGCCGAAGCCCTGAAACGGTCGCTTTACCCGCTGTACGACGCGCAGCAAGCCCACAATGCCGCCGTTCAACAGGCATTGAAGCTTTACAAGGCCGGGGCGATTGACGTTAAAACGTATACCGACGCGGTTAATCGCAGTACCGAACAAATGGAAGCCGCGCGAATCGGCCAAAACGCACTTAATAACGGACTTGTAAAAACTGCCAAAGGTTCGCAGCTTGCCCGGCATCATTTGGTTAACTTGGGTTTCCAAATACAAGACATTGGCGTTTCGCTGGCGTCCGGGCAAAACCCGCTTACCGTATTTATCCAACAGGGCGCACAAATTGGCGGTATTGCCGCGCAAGCTGGCGTAGGTCTTGGCGCAATGGCAAAAGCTGTCGGCGCGCTGTTGCTCCCATTTCTTCCGCTTGTGGCCGCGCTTGGCGTAGCCGTCGGCGCGTTTAAGTTGTTTCAGTCGGAAGTAAACAAAAGCGCAGACTTGAAGAAGTATGCCGAATCGTTGGGCGCGACTCAAAAGCAAATCAAACAATTAGACCTTGATACGGTAACGTTCACCGACACAATGAAGGGATTGTGGGCAACCATTGACGAAAGAACAGGCGCGGGCGATTTGTTCGGCGGTCTTTGGGAATCTACGAAGAAGACGTTTAAAAATATTCTTGGCTATATCGCGCTTTCGGTGCAATCTATTGTCGCGCTTATCCAAGCAACCGGCGACGTAATTTCGGAAGTATTCGCCCGGATTCCTTCGCCTGTTAAAAAGATTATGGCCGAAGTAACGAACGTCGTTATTGGCTACTTCGAAGGCATGGCAAATGCTGCGATTGACGCAGTAAACTTAATCATTGCCGGACTTAACAAGATTTCGACGGTTCAAATCGACCCGTTCGAAAAAGTTACGTTCGACCGTTTGCCGACTGAATTTGCCGACGCTTCCGGTAAAGAACTTTCGGATATTTTCGTAGATAGCTACGTTACCAACTTGGAAAACAACAAAGCGGCTACTTCGAAATTTATTGCCGATTGGATGAAAAACACGGAACAAGCCGCACGTTCGCGCGTGCAAAAGTCACTAGAAGAAGCCAACGCAGACAAGACCGCTAAAACTGCCGAAAGCCGCGCCGCAGCACTTGCGAAAGTAAACGCGCAGCTTGACAACGAATTGGCGCGAATTGGAATGCTTCAACCTGCGCGCGAAGCCCAACAGAAATTCGACCAAATCGAAGAACAGTTGTTGGGTAAAAAAATTACACTCACAAAGCAAGAAGCCGACGCACTTAAAGAAAAAATCGCGACTATCCAGCAAGCGGCAATCGTTCAACAGGAATTCGACCGCATTTACGAAGACGCAGTAGGGCCGCAGCGTACCTATAACGCAAGCCTTGAAGCTGCGCAAAAGTTGTTAGATATGGGCGCGATTTCGCAAGAACATTACGCCCGCGCTGTAACTATGGCGAACGAAGCTTTTGCAAATGCGCAAGACCCGTTGCGCCAATATAACAAAGATTTACAACAACAATTCGAATTGTTGACCATGCTTCCGAAACAACGCGAAGTAGAACAACAAATTATGCAAGTTCAAAACGACTTGCTTTCGAAAGGCATTGTGCTTAACGAACAAGAATTGACGCAGCTTCGCGAACGCTTAACGTTGTTACAGCAAGTAAACGCAGTATCGCAGCAAGAAGCAACGTTGTTAGACAACAGCGTAGGTAAGCGCCAAGCGTATATCGACCAACTTACGGCGATTAACAACCTACTTAAAAACCCCGATTCGGGCTTTACCCGTTCGGACGCGCTAACCGCTATAGGCGGCACCGAAGCCGGGCAATATCTGGCCGGTTCGCCCGAAATGATACAAGCGCAAGTAGACCAATTGGGCCAAGCTTACGAACAAATCGACGCATTGCGGCAGCAAGATTTAATTAGCGAACAAACCGCCGCAGCGGCCAAAATGCAAATTTGGAACGCGCAGCAAAACGCGCAGCTATCGACCGCAAAAACGTTCTTTAGTTCGCTTGAAGGTTTGCAATCGTCGAATAACAGAAAGCTTGCCGCAATTGGCAAAGCCGCCGCAATTACGAACGCCGTAATTAACACGTACCAAAGCGCGACCGGCGCTTATGCCGCTATGGCGTCGATTCCTTACGTCGGCCCTGTATTGGGCGCGGCTGCGGCTGCGGCTGCAATTGCGGCAGGCATGGCGAACGTTGCGCAAATCCGGTCGCAACAAACCGGGTTCCGCGAAGGCGGCTACACTGGTTCGATAGGCGTTAACGAAGTTGCGGGCGTTGTTCACGGTCAAGAATTCGTAATGGACGCCGCAACGACGGCGCGCGTAGGCGTTGCGAACCTTGAAGCCCTACGGTCTGGCGCTGCCCAAGTATCGCAGAACAGCAACAACGGGACGCAGGCCGCCCCGCAAGGTTCCGCGCCTGTATCTGGCGAAAACGGCGGTAATGTGGGCAACACAACCAACGTTCGCATGATTACCGTTCTTGACCCGGCAATGGTCGGCGATTACTTGTCTACGCCGGAAGGCGAACAAGTTTTTGTAAATACAATTCGTCGAAATTCCGACGTAGTTAAACAGGCGTTGCAGAATGGCTAAGATAACGACAACGCTTTTCGGCGAACTTGCAATTCTTCCGCACCCTGCCGAAACGCCGGTTAAAGAAACATTGGAATTTTTAACCGATGTTATGGAAGCTTACAGCGGCGAAGAACAGCGTTTGCAATTGCGTTCCAAGCCGCGCCAGTCGTTCGCGTATACAATACCCGTTCAGGCTTGGAACATGGCCGCCGCGTTTAATACCGAAGCCGGGGCCATTCGCAAGCGTTGGGCTGTTCCAATTTGGACGGAAGGGCAGTACGTAGGAACGGTCGTCGATTCTGCCGGTTCTATTGCGTGCGATACAACTATTTTCGACCTTCGCGCAAATTCGCTTGCGTTGCTTTTTGCAGGCTGCGAAAACTGGCAAATTGTAGAAATTGGCGCGATTGCTTCGGATTCAATAACGCCGACTAACGTACTTTCGGCAATGTCCGGGGCTTGGCTTGTTCCCGTTCGCCTTGGTTGGATTACCGGAAACGTTGATAAGCCCACAAACGGACACAACGGCAAATCGACGGTTACTTTTCAAATCGAAGATAACTTGGCGCTTGTTCCGTCGGCACCTTCGCAATATTTATCGAAAGACATTTATTACGAACCGGGTTTGTTAAGCGGCGACAGAATTTCGCGAACTATAGAACAACGCTTGGACGTAATCGACTATTCGTTGGGGCCAATCGCCCGCCGTTCGCCTTGGGATTATTCGCAGTTTGGCACGCCCTATCGTTCTATTATCGAAGGCGCGGCGGAAATGCGAGTATTTAAGGAATTTTTATACCGTCGCGCTGGTAAGTTTCGCGAATTTTATATGCCGACGTTTGAAAATAATTTGCGCTTGCTGAATACCGGAACTGTCGTAAGCGCCCTTTATGTAAAGTTGGATTCGTTTATAGATTACGCTTCGGTTCGTAACAATATCGCTATTCAAACAGCCGACGGCACTTGGTACACTAGGGGCATTTCTAATCCAATCCAAACAGGCCCGGAAAGTATGCAATTAACATTGTCGGCGGCTTTGAACGTAAGCGCCGACAAGATTGTAAGAATCTGCTATTTGGGCTTAAATCGTTTGGATACCGACCGTATCGAAATAACTTGGCGCGGAAACAATGTAGCCGAAAGCGAAGTTAGAATTTTGGAAATAAGCCAATGAGAAAAGAACTTTACAAGTTCGTCGAAGGTTCTAACGTATGGACTGTTACAAGTTCAGACGCCGACGAAGATTACAACGGCGAAACTTATGTTTCGACTACCATTGGCCGAAACGAAGCGGAATCGAAAAACGAACTTTCGCGGGCAAACTTAGAAGTTTCTTTCGATTTGGACAGCCCCATAGCCCGACGCTGGATGCGCGAAGTTATCGACAGCGTTGTTACCCTTAGTATTTTTTCAAAAGACGTTGAAACTTCGTCGGTTATGGTAGTTTGGAAGGGGCGGCTTTCTTCTGTAAAACCGGACGTAACTTCAATTACGCTTGTTTTTGAATCTATCTTTACTTCGCTTCGCCGGGCAGGACTTCGTAAGCGTTATCAACGTTCTTGCCCGCATGTTCTTTACGGTCGCGGTTGTCGTTTGAATAAAGACGATTGGAAAACGTCGGGCGTTGTTGGCGGAATGTCGGCAAATGGTCTTATTGTTAGCGTAGGCGAAGCCGCTACATTTCCCGACGGTTATTTTACTGCCGGTATGATAGAAGCGCCGGACGGAACGTTAAGGTTTATTACGAACCACGTTGGTTCGACACTTACTTTAATAAGGCCGGTTTATTCATTAAGCGAAGCTTTCGCAAATAGTGGATACGGCTATAACTACGGCAATTTTTACGGAAGCGTCGTAGTTAACATTTATCCGGGCTGCGACCGTTCTAAAGAAACTTGTAACGACAAGTTTTCAAATCTGCTAAACTATGGCGGATACCCGTTTATTCCGCTTAAAAATCCGTTTGGCGGAAGTTCTATCGTATAAGGGGCGAACTTATGGTTTGGTGGTATATCGCCGTTTTTATTGTTGCGCTTGTCGTTGCTTTCGCAATGGCACCGAACGCGCAACAGCAATCGCCAGCTATTCAAGAAGTCGAAGCGCCGACCGCAGACGAAGGCCGGGCTATTCCTGTTTTGTTCGGAACGCGCGATATAAAAGGGCCGAACGTTGTTTGGTACGGCGACGTTAAAGCCGTCGCAATCAAGAAAAAAGGCGGCAAGAAATGACGCAAGAAATAAAAGTAAAAATGCGGCATATTCGCGAAGCGCGTATGTGTAGCAAAGGCGCACGCGCTTTTTTCGAACGTCACGGCTTGGACTGGAACGAATTTATTAAAAACGGCATAGACACTGCGAAGCTTGAAGCAACCGGCGACGCAATGGCAATGCAAGTCGTAAAGGTGGCGCGCAATGGGCGGTAGTTCTAAAAAAGTAACCGTCGGTTATAAATATTACGCCGGAATGCACCTTGTATTGTGTCACGGCGTAGCCGACAAGCTTATTCGAATTCAAGTTGACGACCGCGACGCTTGGTACGGCGAAGCCGACGACGAAAGTATTACTATCGACAAGCCGAATTTGTTTGGCGGCGAATCACGCGAAGGCGGCATAAAAGGAACCGTAGACGTGCAAATGGGAAAAAATACCCAAATGCCGAATTCGTATCTTGTGTCGAAATTGGGAAGCCTTGTACCCGCGTTTCGTGGCGTTGTTGGCGTTGTCCTTCGTCAAGTTTATATGGGTCTTAACCCGTATCTTAAAAACTGGAACTTTCGCGTACAGCGCATACATAGGCGCTACGACGACCAAGTACAATGGTACGACGAAAAAGCCGAAATTAACCCGTATGCTTCCGCTATTTTGAACGACCCTTGGCAATATCAAGTTTTGCCGTTCCATAGCGACCCCGGATACAATCAATTAACCTTGCCGACTAGCGGTTGGGAAGGCGAAGGCTATTTGCCGTTTACAAGTAGTTATATTTGGCTTTACCCAACGCCGCCCGGATGGCCGACGACAGACCTTAGCGTTATTTGGATTCGTAAGACCGTATATAACGTACCAGCAGGCTTGACCATTCAAGCGCGGGCCGATAACGGTTGCGTAATGTGGGTAAACGGCGTTTATGTCGGCGCATCTAACCGCGACAATATAGACATTTCGAATAATTCCCAATACCCGGTAAACTTCGTCGTACCTGCGACGGGTACTTACGAAATATACGTAAAAGCATTTAGCGAAGAAACCGCAGCAACGCAAGGCGGTAACAGCATTTCGATTACGTTGGATACGATACCAGCCGGGGCAATGATGAACCCTGCCCACATTATCCGCGAATGCTTAACCGACCCAGATTGGGGCATGGGATACCAAGACGCCGATATAGACGACGCTTCGTTTATCGCTGCCGCCGACCGTCTTTACGACGAAGGCATGGGTATGTGCATTCTATGGGATACGCAAACAGCAATCGAAGAATTCGTTAAAGAAATTGTACGCCATATCGACGCGGCCTTGTTTATTGACAGACAAACCGGCAAGTTCTTTCTAAAACTAATTCGCGACGATTTCGACGAAGGTTCTTTGCTGGTATTGAACGAAGATAACATAGACAAAATTTCGGATTTAAAGCGCCCTAGTTTCGGCGAACTTATTAACGCTGTTACTGTTACTTATTGGGATTTGCAAACCGGCGAAGAATCTACAATTACCGTCGCCGATATTGCCTTGGCGCAACAGCAAGGCAATACTAACCTTTCTTCGATTAAATATCCGGGCTTTGTTACTGGCGAACTTGCGTCGCGCGTTGCGCAGCGTGATTTAAAACAACTTTCGACGCCGCTTGTTTCGTGTACAATTTATGCGAACCTTGATGCCGAAGACTTGAATATAGGTAGCGTCTTTAAGCTTACTTGGCCCGATTTCGATATAAACGAACTTGTAATGCGGGTTACTGGCATTGCATACGGCGACGGTAAAACAAACCGCGTTCGCATTCAATGTGCCCAAGATGTTTTCGCCCTTCCCGATACGGCCTTTATTCCAGAAACGCCGCCCGTTTGGGTTGACCCGTCTTCCGACCCGGTGCCGGTTGTTGACCAATTGGCATTCGAAGTGCCTTATTTGGAACTTGTGCAAATTCAAGGCCAAACGACCGTCGATAGTCTTTTGCTTGCTAATCCCGACGCCGGGTACGTTTCGGCGGCTGCGGTTCGTCCTATTCCTGCGGCACTTTATACGCGCTTGTTTACAGATAGTGGGGCGGGTTTTGAAGAAGCCGGGCAAGTCGATTTTTCACCTTCGGCAACTTTGGTCGCTTCAATTAATCGTGTTCAAGAAACATTCGACGTTGAAAACCGCCAAGACTTCGACGAAATTGTTATAGGTTCGTGGTTTCAACTAAACGACGAAATAATGGGTTATCTTGGCATTTCTGGCGATACCGTTACAGTGCAACGCGGTTGCTTGGATACTGTACCGGCAGAACATACCGCAGGCGACCCGCTTATTTTTTGGGACTACTACGCCGACGGCGACCCTACCGAATACGTAGCTTCGGACGACGTAGACGTTCGCTTGTGTACCGTTACAGGTAGCGGGCAACTTGCCTTAGCCGATGCGCAGAACAGTAACGTAATTCTAAATTCGCGCGCCGTGCGCCCGTATGCGCCCGGAAACGTAAAGGCAAACGGCGAATATTTCCCGGCTTCATTGGCTGTTGGCGATACTGTTGTAACTTGGGCGCACCGCGACAGATTGCAGCAAACAGCGGCGGCGCTTAACGATTTCTTCGACGGAAACATAGGGCCGGAAACAGACACGACCTACGAACTAAATATTTACGACGAAGACGGCGTTTTGTTGCGTACTTATTCGGGCATTAGCGGAACTACGCAAACTTATACAAACGCCCAAGAACTAATCGACTTCGTTAAAGCTGTTTACGCTGGCAACGGAATTTATACGGAAATTTCGCCGGGCGGCGTTGTTATTCCAGGCGGCGTTACCGCGTTTTGGCCTGCCGACGGTTTGTCCGGTTCTAGCTTACCCGATGCTTCGGGTAATGGATACGACGCAACGGCTTCTAACTTGACAGAACAAGCCGGATTCAACGAAAGCACGTCAAGTCTTTTTATGAACGGCGCTGTTACGCAATATCTTTCAATGCCCAATGCGGTTTTTACAGGTTCAACAAATCTTGTTATTTCGTTTTGGTTAAGAATGGCGCAATGGAATTCGTCAACTTCGGCATTTATCAGCTTGGGTTCTTCCGCTTATTCTTATAACGATTTTTTATTGTATCTTTCTACTTCGCACCAAGTCGCGTTGCTTGATAGAAACAATGCTACTTTCGGTTCGAATGGAACCGGGCCAGTTATTCCGCCAATGTGCCCGATTCATATTGCAGTAAAGCGCGAAGTAATAGGTTCAAATATTTACGACAAATTTTATTTAAACGGCGTTCTTATTTTCACGTCGGCGGCTTTGCCTAATTCGCCTTTGACTGTTGATAGCGGTTGCGCCATTTTCGGGCACGACCAAGATTCGGCGGGTGGTGGGTTTCAAAATACGCAATCGCTTATAGGCAATTATTCCAAACTTCGCGCCTATCGTTCGAATTTGTCGGATTCCGAAATTAAATCGCTATTTGACGAATTCAAAGCTTCGCCTAGCCCACAAGCTTACGTGCGTTATACAATGGACGCCGTTAGCGGTTCAACTTTGACCGACGCCCAAGGCAACGTAAACGGAACTTTAGTCGGCGGCGTTGCACAAAATGGCGACGCTATAATAGGCGACTATTCGTTAGATTTTAACGGTTCGACAGGTTATGTAACTTTAAATGGTGCGGCTGCCGCAATCGAAGCGGCGGATTCTATGGCTATTTCGCTATGGGTCAAAACCACGGATACAAGCGGCCCTTATATTTATTCGCATATCCTGTTTTCGCTTCATACTTCGACAGGCGGCAACGTGTTTCGCGTCGGCATTGCGCAAAATGGTAATTTGTATGTGGGCGCAAATAATACAATTTCCGATGCTTCTAATAACGTTGGCGTTACTTTGAACGACGGCAATTGGCATCATTTGGTCGTAGTTCTTTCGCAAACTTCTTGTTATGTTTGGGCGGATAAAATACTTACAAATATTCCGTTAATAAGCGAGAACGTCGGTTGGTATTCTGGCGTCGTAGCCGCCCGCGCTTCTTTGGGTCAAGAATGGGACACTAACACGCCTTCGGACTTTTACGACGGGCTTATAGACGACTTTCATTTGTTTGTAAACAGAATTCCCAACGCTGCGGAAGTTGAATACCTTTACGAACAAGGCGTACCGCCTGCCGTGGAAGGCTTGGAAAATAGACTTAGCGGCGAACTTAATTTAAAATTGAAATCTACCCGCGACGGGTACGACAGTTACCAACAACACGACTTTAGCTTTAATCGTAGCGGTTACGGTTATGGCTACGGCCTAAACTACGGAGAATAAACCATGCCAGCTTCACAAGAACCGAATGTAGGGCTTTACTACGGTTGGGCCTTGGGCGAATCCGGTTGGAATGTCCAAATGGACAGCAACCTAAAAGCAATCGGGGCACTGTTGGCCCTTGGCGTGCTGTCGGCAACGACGGGAACGCCGCCCGGTTCGCCTGCCAGCGGCGACCGTTATTTGGTGCCAGCAAGCGGCACGACGGGCGCTTGGGTAGGCGTCGAAGGCAAGTTGGTTGCTTGGGACGGTTCCGTATGGCAAGCGTTCACGGCGCGCAATAGCTGGAACGTCCTTGCCGTTGATACCGGGCAACGTTGGGTAAGGGCTGCTGGGGCTTGGGTTCTTGAAGCTTCGTTGCTAGGCCAGTACGCCGACGATACAGCCGCAGCAAGCGGCGGCGTACCGTTGGACGGGGTTTACGTCAATTCGTCAACCGGCGCACTTACTGTACGACTTGTTTAAAAGAACGAAAGCGCGGCGGTTGTTGCCTTCTTCAACCGCCCGCAATCGTAAAGCATATCCGTTGCTTCTTTAATGTACCAATCGTAATTAATATCGTCGGGAAAGTCTGTCGGTAAATCCATTACAGGCCGCGCGCCGTCCGTTTTACCTACTTTGTTTCCGCTGGTTACGTACGCGATATGCCCGGCTTCGTTTTTCGGGTAATACCAGCGAACAACCTTGCCCAAATAACGACCGTTCTTTTCGCCGCCGCCCCGAACGTTCTTAACTGCAACAAAGCGGCGGAAGTCCCGACATTGACGAATAGTCGTTTCGACCGATACGCCGTTTACTAGGTACTGCAACACGGCGTCGGCACAAATTAGGGTTTCGGGATTCTTCGACAGAATCGAATTAAGGGCCGATCCGCGTTCGCAATAAGCGCCCTTGGTCTTCGCCCCTAGTCGTTCGTCCAAAAAGCGCGCTTCGTCGTCGCCGCCGTCTTCTTTAATGGCGACGTAAGAATTAACGTCCCGGCTATAGACGGCCTTATAGCGCGTTTCTTCGGTCTTGTACCCGGTGTGCGCTTCCCAAGCTGCAATCATGTTTCTTACGTCTTCGTGCCGCGATTTGTGATACTTGGAAATAATACCGTCGGTATTGCCGGATATAACTTCGATGCCGATTCCTTCCAATGCTTCGATAAGCATTAGCAAGACAAGTTGCCCGGTTATGGTTACTTGCAACATAAGTTGCGGCGCATACAGCGTCGAATATTTGTTGCCAAGCTTTCCGAAGCTTCCGTTAATGGTAATCTTCAAACTGTCGGCAATTGTCTTCCATTTCTTCGCGGCTGCGCGGTCGCCCGCCTTCTTTGCCTTTGCCGCTTCGGCTTTGGCGTGAATTCGTGTATTTACAATTTTTTCGTAAACGGTCAAGAAAGCTTCGCCCAAGTGCGGCGGGCAAAGTCTTTGATTAAGGATTGTTCGCGGGTAAAACGATTCTACGTCGTTGTCTGCCAAAATTATTTCGTCGGTCGCATAGTGCGCCGTTTTCTTTTCGGTAGAATGCAAACCGCCCATACCTAGTTTATACGTCGAACCGCCGATGGTTACTTTCAGCTTTTCCAGTTCGGGCGGCATGATTGGCGACCCCAAGCCGTCAAGATAGAATCGGGCGTTTCGCACGACTTCCAGCATTTCGCGAAGCTGCGTCGTTTGATAGCAAACGAAGTCGGGCACGTCGTAAACCAAGACGGTATCGGCGGATAGTGTGGGCTTCTTCGGATAATAGCCAAGGACTTTTTGAAGTTCGGAGTTAATAACCGCTTCGGCTACTTGTGCGTCTGATTTCGACCGAAGGTCTACGCCGTATTCTTCCGACATTTCGGCCCGCAATTTCAATTCGGGCGCAAGTTCGTTAAACAAAAGTTCGGTATTCGAAAGGTCGTTGCAGCAATAAGGCCGCACTATTTCGGCGTCTTCCTGCGTTAATACATGGTCTTCGGGAAATGGCAAGTCTTGCATACGTTCGCAATGCAAGCGCCCCGCGTACAGCTTCAACGAACCTTGAAGCGGCGCAACTTCGATAAGGTCGATATGATTGTATCGGCCAATTTGTACGCCGTATTTCTTTTCGAACGCGAACGGCGTTACCTTTTCGGTTCCATAGTTCGGCCCGCTTTTAATGATGAAATCGGACGCTTCTTTAAGCTTCTTGCAATCTGCGCCGCGTGCCGCTAGTTCAATCATCGGCAAGTCATAATTTCGCAAAAGCGCCAAAGCATCCAACGCAACTTAGTTTCGTTAAAATCCAAGTCGGGCGAACGTTCGAACGCGACGAACTTTCCGTTATCCAGCGACTTAAACGCGACGTAAAAGAAATTTACGTAAGTTTCAACGTCGAAAACGAAGACGCTTCCCGCTGGCAGCAACATTAATTCGTCGTCTGTCATAAATTCGACAGGCCGCAAAGCCTGCCGAATGCTTGCGGCCAGTTTATCAACGACGCGGCTTTTCTTCGCAACTATAAAGCCTTCTTCGTTTAGCATACGATGCCCCTTAAAACGGTATGTCGTCCGAATAATCGTCTTCGGAGTTCGCCGGATTATACGGAACTTCGGTGCCAAGGTCAAGACCCATTAGCGCCCCGCGTACGTCTTCGCCGAAAAATACGACCTTGTTTGCTTCCGGCAGAAAGTGCGCCTTTTTAAACGCATGTTCGACGGCCAACAGCATTTTAACGCCGAAGCCCATACGGTCGGGCAAACCTTCGATTTTGTACGTCGAAGCTTCTTCTTTGTGCATCTTCGACAGAACCGCCCCGTCTTCGAAGAATACGTTTCCGTTCGGGCTAAACGATTCAATCGCGCGAACGCCTTTAAAGAAGTCTTCGGGAACCGCCCAAGGGTTCAAGCCTTCGACTTCCATTAAGCCGGAATAATTCGGGAACCGTTCGGCGTAAAGTTGCGTTTTGATAAACGCCCCGTTTTCGAAATAGAACGTCGCAGACGACGCCGAAAAGCCGAAGCCGGTTAGCGGGTAAGGTGCCTTCGAAATCGCCACGGCGGCAGCCTTGGGCAGCATAAGGCCGGGCGGAAGGTCGATACCGTGCCACGCTTCCAGCAAGGCCGCCCCGTTGGTCGCTACGGCGCTTCCAGCTTGCAGCAAGACGGCGGCATAGGTCGCGACCGGGGCGTTATCTGTCGCCAGCCCTGAAACCGCAGCCAAGGCCGTTTTAACCCGGTCGTCGATTACTGCGCATTGCGGGTCGGGCGGGGCTATGGGCACTTCGTCGAAGCCGACGCAGGGCACCAACGCGCGGAACACGCCAGACGCTACGGCAAGCGAATTCGGCGTAAGTTGCGTAATTGCCAATTCGTCGGAAGCCTTCGACAATGCGTCGATAAACTGCAACGTATGCGGGCACGCTGCCAAGTCTTCTTCGATAGGGTGCGCGACAGTCAACACGCCGTCGAAGGCTGCGGCCCAATGGTGCGTAATGTGGGCAAATTGAACATTCGTCGGCCCGGCCTTTTTCTGCGCGGCTGCAACGAACTTCAATGCCGCGATAAGCGACGCCGCAGGGTTCGGCGCTGCGCTTTTATTCTTCGTCGCGCGCTTGCGGGCCGGGCTTTTCTTTTTGGCTGGTTCCTTCGCCGGTTCTTCGGGCGGAAGCGGAACGTTATTGTCTAAGGTTGTCATAAGTTCACCATTCAGCGGAAAGAACTTCGGGATATTTCTTGTTTACCCATACGCGAATACGGGTAGGCGTGCGAAGTTCGGAAACACGCCGCAAGGCTTCGTAAGTTGTCGGCGGCGGTTCTTCGTGGTGCCGCTGCCGCCACCATTCGCGGGCGCGCTTCGCTGCGAAGCCCGGATGTTCTAGCGTTACGAATTCGTTAAACATTTGAAAGCCGCAAAAGTAGCTAACTTTAATCATTGGCGGTTTAGTCAAATTGCCGTTAGCGTCGCGCTTTTCGTGCAAGTTGTAAATAACTTTTTGTACGTTGAAATATTCGACCAAAGGCGCGTCGCTTCGCAGCGGTTCAAGCGTCCCGGCTGTTCCGAATATCTTTGTTTCAAAGCTGAATTCTGTTCCGCAGTTGATACAAACGCGGGCCGAAGCATGATTATATACGCCGCAAACTTCGCAGATACGAACCGGGGCGTCGCCGCCACCTTTGCCGGGGCGATTCGGAATACGCGGGTCGTTGATTGGCCCAAGCCTACGAACATTCCCGGCGAAGTCGCCGTACAAGCAATTAAGCTTGCCGGTTTCCGGCGAAGGTCGCGTACCGCGTCCCAACTTTTGAACGTGTTTGCCCGGCGAAAGCGTCGGGTTAAGGTCGGCGATATAGTCTATCGGCGGATGGTCGAAACCTGTTGTAAGTTTCTGCCCGGATACCAAACCGCGAAGTTCGCCAGCTTTGAAAGCGCGCAAGCGTTCGGTATTTGTCTTCGCTGGCAATTTCGAATGTACCGGCAGAACTTCCAGCCCGTAAGACTGGATAACGTGCGCGACGTGTTCGGTATTGTCAATACCAGTTGCGAAGACAAGCCAAGTCGAACGGTCGTACGCTGTTTCGGTCATTTCGCGAACAGCATTAAAAACAACTTCGTCGGTATCTACCGCCCGTTCTAACTGTTTGGAATTGAATTCGCCGCCCACAAGTCCAACGCCCGAAACGTCGATTTCGGTTCGGGTAGGCTTGGCAATTAGCGGCGACAAATAACCTTCGGCGATAAGACGGTTAAACGATTCGACGCCCGTAATATCGTAACAAATGTCGGTAAAAATACCGTTGTCGGTAATAAGCCCCATTTTCATTCGATAGGGCGTCGCCGTAAATCCGATTACTTTTAGGTGCGGATTAATCTTCTTTAATTCGGCGATAATATATTGGTAATGCGAATCTTCTTTATCGCTTAACAAATGGCATTCGTCAATTAAAAGAAGGTCGCGCCATCCAAAGTGGCGAAGGTGCGGCGGCTTGTCGTTGTCTTCTTCAAGACTGCGCTTAATTGCCGGGGCTACGGACTGAACGCCGCCGAATACGATTGGCATAATCATTTCGCGACTGTTCAAGCCTGCGGAATAAATACCCATTGGCGCGACAGGCCATACCGACAAAAGCTTTTCGGCGTTCTGTTCGATAAGTTCTTTAACATGCGTAAGCATCATTATTCGCTGATTCGGCCAGTAACCGAAAATTCGGCGAATAAAATTCGCGATTACTACCGACTTTCCCGTACCTGTTGGCATGGCGACGACGGGGTTTCCGGCCCCGCCGCGTTCGAAGTAATCGAATATCGAATATTCCGCTTCGTCTTGATACCAACGCGGAACGTAAAGGCTAGTCATTCTTTGCAATCGCCGTAATTGGAATGTAAGACGGGCAAGCCTGCGGCACGAATTCGCGCGGAATTACGCCGTTATGAACGTCGCAAAACCATTCGCCGCCTTCAACTGGCCGGGCGTTCTTGCAGCTTCGGCAATTCTTTTCGGGAATTGCGCCCTTGTGGCAAATATCCTTCATTGCGCAATAGCCGCACTTGTGGAACGTCGGGTTATCCGACAAACGCGGCGGCGCTTCTTGCGACAAAATGATTTGTTCCGCTTTGCTTATCATTTGTTCGCCTAACTTATGGTCAAGCTTGGTAACTTCAATATGTAACGAATCGTCGTTTTTATTGATATTCAAATACACGACGTACCGAAATTCGTATTTCTTGCCATAGGTTGAAGTTTGCGCGAAGTGTTCGGGCTTGGCTACCGGCATTCCGCTTTCGCCTAGTTTGTTGAAGCCTGCCCCGGTTCCGTTGGTCTTGAATTCAAGCAACGCCGGTTCTTCAATACCGTAGCGTTCGGGAAATTTGCAAATGCCGTCCAGCGACCCGCCGAAGTGTCCGTTAACGTCCGAAATCTTGTATTGCGGGAATTCCAGACCGTCGGCCTTGGCGCGGGCAATGTGGGCACGGAAGTTCGGATTTTCTGGCGTAATGAATTCGCAAAGCGGGTCGATTTCTTGACCGGGCTTCGCTATCAAATACGAATCGCTTTCGGCATGGTATGCGAAGCCTTCGTAGTTTTCGAACCAGATTTTAAAGCCGATACCTTCCAGCCATTCTATAAAGCGTTCTTCTTCACGGTGCCCACGATTAAACAAGCGTTGTTGACGCCCTGTCGTCTTTTCGTGAAGGCACCAACGGAAAACGTACCAAAGATACCGCTTGCATTCGCGACCGATAAGCGACGCGCCCAAGTGCCAGCGGTGCCCGCCGTCGTAAGTGCGAACGCAATATTCGTCTATATCTTCAAGGATGCGCTTTGCCAGTGCGGCAGATACGCCGGGCGAACTAAGTTCGACGTTTTGTCTTCCGGCGTCTTGCTTCGTCTGCGGTGCGCTTGTCAACTGCGCTTGCGCGTTCGTTTCGCTTTTCTTGCTTGGCATCGTTCTTCGCCTTACGCCGCATAAGGGCGTCGTAATTGTTTTTTAGATAATCCGCCGAAAGTGTCGCAACGTCTTTAAGTTGGTCTTTCGACAGCCACGAAATATGGCATTGCGACGGGTCTATTCCTAATTCCGACGCAAGCCAATTGTAAGCCTTGGAACGCGGCATTAAACCGCTTTGCCAAAGCCGGTCGAATTCGTTATGCGCCTTCGTCCTTAGCTGGCGCGTTGCGCGGTCGGCCATTCGGCCAAGCGGAATAAAGGTGCCCGGATGGCAGCCAACAGCCGCCCGGCAGTCGTTGCAATAATAAATGTGCGGCCAATCGCCGTAAGTGCGCCCGTAAATCCGGTCGTTCGTCGTAAGTTCAATATTAAACGAACAACAGGTATCGCATTGTTCGGGCGCTGGCAATGCGTCTTTGATTTTCGACATAAATACGGAACCCCAAAGAAAAACGCCGGGGCCGGTTAAAGCCCCGGCGAATTACGCCGCGTCGCGTATTAACGCGCGCCCCAAGGTGCCCCGCCAGCCGGTGCGCCGCCGCCTTGGCCCTGTTGCCAGCCGCCGCCGTTGTTGGCCGGGGCTTGGTTCTGCGCGGGCTGTTGCTGCGGTTGCTGGCCCCAAGCCGCGCCACCTTGCGCCGGTTGCTGCGCGGGCTGTTGGGCAGGCTGACCGCCGCCCCATGCTGCGCCGCCTTGCGGTGCCTGTTCCTGCGGTGCCGGTTGCTGTTGCTGGCCGCCCCAAGCGCCGTTCGGCTGGCCCTGCGGCTGGCCCTGCGGTTGACCGCCCCAAGCGCCGCCCTGTTGGCCTTGCGGCTGTTGCTGCGGTTGCGCCGGGGCTGCGCCTGCGCCAGCTTTGCCCGGTTCGTTGCCGTTCATATCGAAGACCTTTTTAACTTCGGTATAAGCCGGGTCGTTTTTCTGCGGGCCAACTTCGATAAGGAACGGCAGGTTATGAAGCTGCGACGAATCGTTGATTTGAAACACGCCGATAACGTGGCAAATCGCCGACAACTGGCGGTGCGCGATTTCGACGGTCTGTTGGTTGGAATGGTACAGGTTCAAGCGATACGCGCCAGTCGTGCCAGCCTGCGGGCCGTCGATAATCCGCAAGTTCAGTTGCAGATAGCCGCCGTCGTTGGCTTTGTTCGCCTTTACTTCCGACGATTCGATGATTACCGGATGCTTGCCAATCGGCAGGCTTCCGACGCCTTGGGTCGGGTCGTACTGTTGCGCGTTGAAGGGTTGGATAAGTTGCATGTTAGTTCACCTTTTCGAAAAGTCTTCGCCATTGTGTACGGCGGCGAAGTTAACCGTTTATTGCATTGCCTTTGCAAAAAGCGCCGACAAATCGGGCGGTTCGAGTTCGCCCAAGTTCCCCAAGCGGTCGCGCGCGAACACTTCGGGAATTTCTTTCGTTCGCAACGCCCGAACCGGCTTCGGCTGTCCGGGTACGGAAGCTTCGCCCAAGTGCATAACGTTGTCGAATAAATGCGGAATCTTTACGTTAAGGTCTTTGCCGGGAAAGAACGGGCGTTTTTGCATAATCGGTTCGTACGTAACTTCGCCGTTCTGCAAAATGGTTTGCCGTCCGTTTTCGACTAGACCTTGTTTCGCAATCATTACGATATGCTTTTGCGGCATATAGTACAAGTCGTTCGCAATTTTCATTGTGCGTTCGGACATATTACCGTAAGCCTTCATACCGTGTTTAACCTTCGACAGTTCTTCCGCCAAGATAATTTCGGCGATATTCGAAATACTGTCAATACCCAACGTATCAAAATTCGAAGCTTCGCGGGATTTCATAAACCATTCGAAGAATTCGGCGATAAGTTGGGGCGTGTATGCTTCCCAAGCCGGGACGTTGGAACCGCGCATAGACAACATGCCGGGTTCGGTCACAAGTAAAACCGGACGCGGTGCGGTATTGATAAGCGGGGTTTTGCCCGAACCCGGCGCACCGAATACGACGGACTTTACGCCGTAACGGCGGGCAAGCTGCGAAGCCGGTTTTAATTGCGACATTTGCATAGCT